TATATAAACCCTTTATATATACAACGTGTTTCGTGGTAGGTCTTTGGACATTCTACGCTTTTGGTTGTAGCTGGGGCTACCGTGTCAATCAGTAGCATGCGTGTTACTCGAAGTGAAGCAATGGATTTTTGTGCTTCATAAGCTAGAATTGTTGATATCTTTAAGAAACCATCATTTCCAGTGGAGAATTAATAAATTTTGACAGTCCGCAAAAAATAAAGCTCCAACCTTTAAACGTAACAGTTTCATGTAATGCGACAAACATGTAACAAATCCGACAACCAACCCCCCAAATCCGACATTTTTGTTCCCATATGGAGAACTCGTCCAACCATCCGAAAATATCCATAGACTGGACCATGCATCCAAGGCGCGAGAAATGGCCATTCGACAATTGACGTATTACCAAAAAGGGTAATGGCTGATATTCCTATATTGATAGTTCCATAGTTTCCATAGTTCAATATAGGATAAGGGGGGTTCATGGTCCAAGACTTCACGACGCTCCGTGCTAACCAATCTCCATACCGCGCTCCATTTTCACTTTATAGCTATTACTTGATTTGATTCTGCTCTTATACACATAACCCGAACACATCCCTCGACTCTCAACCCTCTCATTTCTAGCTTCCGCTTCATACCCATGTATAAGATTAGAAGCAAACCGCATTTTCTTTATATACTCTTTATATACTCTTACCACTCAAATACGTTTCTAATCCTATACAAGCACTTTTTATCTTTGAAAAAAAAATATAATATAATAATAAATGTGCGTGTATAAGATTAGAAACGTATCGACAATCTTATATAGTCACAGCACATATGGTAGTGTAGGAGGCTTGCAACATGAAATACAGATGCATAGGCTGCGGAATGAAATGCACGGTGACTGTGACCAAGGGACTGGTTCCCACGATATGCGTGACTGGAAACGACACCGCCGATTGGAGACTCGCGGAGTCCGTCAGAAAGGACGACCGCATGAACCCCGTCCACATAGAGCGCATGAGGGATGCACGCATCAAACCAGTCGTGGCAGTGGACCCATACGGTGAGAGGATGCGCTTCAAATCCATCACGGAGGCATCCGCCACACTCGGCATCAACACTGGTGGCATCGCACGCGCATTGAAGAACCCTGGGTACCGTGCTGGCTGTTACGGCTGGCAGTACGTGGGTAGGACACAGGATGAGACCAGACTCTACATCGCGGCACAGGAGGGTCTGGAGGAGTACATGACCGTGCTGAGGGAGATCGACCCCGAGAGGTACGCCACTCTCACTGGGGGTGAGTGAAAATGACCTGCCCCAAATGCGGTTCGGGCGAGTGGAAGGAACTGCGTCAGTTCAGGGAGTATCCCAAAATCATCGCCGATTACTTCGGAACCCTCGAAGTCGCTCGCCTCTGCGAGTGCAAGGGTTGTGGCTACCAGTTCTACGGAGTCAGCCAGTACGAGTGGTCCAACTTCAAATGGTTGTGGGAACTCCATGGTCTGAATCCCGATGAGGAGGTGCTGTGTCAGGCCGACGAGCTTCATATAGCTGGTGAAATCATCAGGACCTATCTGGCCAAACTGGACAGGATGCGCGAAGGGTTTGATGCCGATTCGGAGATGTACAAGCAACTCACCGATGCCATATCCGACATTGATGGGGCCAGACGGAGTATGTTCAAGTCCATACTGTCGAACGATGAGAAAATCAAGAAAATCAATGAAGGTGAGTGAGATGAAGTACACGATGATAGATGACAGGATATACAAGGTGGTGGCTTGCTGGCATTGCCCCTTCCACCTGTGTTCCATTGATGCTTGTTATTGCAACCATCCCGAGGAATATAGGAGGCACGCGATTGACATAACAAAAACGTTCCCAGATTGGTGCCCCCTCAAGGAGGTGGACGAATGACCAAGATGTTCGAGAACGAGCATGTGGAACTGCACACGGACATGTGGACCAAGCATCTGGACAGGGAACTGAGGGCCGACATCGACGGTGTGGCGTTCAGCGACCACAGATGCTTCCGCGCACGGTTCAAGGAGGACGGATACGAGGAGTACGTCGTGATGGATGGGGACATGAAACCCGTCATCACGGGTGATAACCACGTGGTCATGGAGGTGCTCATCAAGAACCTCCACTGGGAGGTCAAGGAGAAGCTGGACATCCGCACGATGGCCGAGACTCTGGAGGTACCGAGGGTGGTGTGACACCGATGGGTTGATATACAGGAACACCTTATAGGTGATAGGAGCGCGAGATTTTACCACCTCATTTGCTTGGACACCGTGTCGGTCGCGCTCCGATTACCATTGGCGACACGGTGTCACCCAAATACTTTAAATATTCACATTCTGTTAACGTTTGTATGAATCTTCTATATATTATAATTTGATCAGGAGGAGTTCACATGGGCGGGATGAAAGGTACGAGATGTACCAGATTCGGGGATGGATTGACCCCGAAGGAGATAAGATTCTGTGAGGAATACGTGAAGGATTTCAACGGGGCGGCGGCAGTCAGACGTGCCAACCTGTGCCCTGATAAACCACAATTTGCGTCACAATACGCGAACCAGTACCTTAACAAGGAAATGGTACGCGACTACATAAACCAACTCATGACCGTCATGAGCGAACAATGCATGACCACCGTGGAGGACCTGATGAAGTTCTGGACCACGGTGATGATGGATGCGAACGAATCGACCAACAACCGTCTCAAGGCATCCGACTACCTCGGTAAGGCACTCGGGGCATTCACCGTCAAGGTGGACACCAATCAGGCACCTACCATCGTCATGGACCTTGCATTGCCCTCCGCGCCCCCAGAACCCCCAGCATTGGAACCTGCCGTGGAGATGATCATGGAGGATGATGAAGATGTTGAGGATGAACATACTTAAATAGTAGTAAATCCATTAGTTAACTGGTGGTAAAACTTGAATCAAGTTACAGATTTCAAACCCGAAGCAGGTTGGGGCATCATCTACATGTATACTCTTGACAACGGTAAAAGATACATAGGGCAAACCGTAAATCGTTTGATGGAACGTCATTGGGGTCACATGTCCGATTCTGGAAATTGCATTGTCGATAAGGCACTTGCAAAACATGACTTTATTTTGGAAATGATTGATTATCTTCCAGAAAATGAATTGAATTACGCTGAATCTTATTACATCAAATATTTCAATACATTTACGCCAAATGGATATAATTTTACAACTGGTGGAAATAGTAAGAAACATGTTTCTGAGGAGACGTTGCGTAAAATGTCAGAGTGTAGAAAAGGTCCTAAACACCATGGATATGGAGTTCCGTTAAGTGATGAACATAAACGTAAAATCAGTGAATCCAATAGTGGTGAAAAACATTATAACTGGGGTAGACATTGGAGTGATGAGTCCAAAGCCAAGATGCGTTCGTCCCATACTTGTCAACGTGTCATGAATATAGACACGGGTGAAGTTTTTGAATCCATGTGCCTAGCTGCGAAAACATACGGGGGGAGTAAATCCTCATTAGCCAAAGTCCTCAAAGGTAAACCTCATAACATCACATTCAAAGGATGTCGTTGGAAATACATAACGGAGGAGGAATATAATGAACACTGCTCCAAGTGATGCTTCAATATATAGGGCTACACGTCCCATTCCCCCAAAGGATGAAAATAAGGAGAATACGGTTTCCTTGAAAAGCCTCATAGGGGGCGGATATGATGAAATGTTTGCCCATAAAGGGCGTTATATCTGTATCAAGGGTAGTCGTGCATCCAAAAAATCCAAAACCACCGCGATCTATTGGGTTCTCAAGATGATGCGTGAAAGTCATGGGAACATCCTTTGCATTCGTAACACTGGGGCCACGCTGAGAAACAGTTGCTTCTCCGACATCAAGTGGGCCGTGGAACGCCTCGGAGTACAAAGATACTTCAAATTCCGCGAAAATCCCCTTCAAGTCACTTATGTCCCCTTTGGAACAGTCATTCTGTTCCGTGGTTTGGATGACCCTTTGAAACTCACCTCGTTGTCATTCGATGTCGGTGTGTTGACTGGAATATGGTTCGAGGAGGTCTATGAGATATCAGACCTCGCAGCTGTCCGTGCAGTGGATGAATCCATGCGTGGACTTGTTCCACCGAATCATCATAAAGTATGCATAATGACCCTGAACCCTTGGTCGGAGCATCATTGGATCAAGTCGGAGTTTTTTGACCGTGCGAATGAAAATCCCGAGATACTCGCAATGACCACTACATACAAGTGTAATGAATGGCTTGATGAAGCCGATCTTAAATTGTTCGAGGATATGAAGCGGAACAACCCACGTCGTTACAGGGTAGCTGGTTTGGGTGAATGGGGTGTATCGGAAGGAACCGTATACGATAATTGGGAAGAATTGTGGTTCGACAAGAATGATATTTATTCAAAGTCAAGATGGCTCAAGCCATTCTACGGATTGGATTTCGGATACAGCACCTCTCCAACAGCATTCATCGCTGGTTTTTGTGACCTTAAAACCAAGTCCATATGGATATACGATGAGATATATAAACCAGGTATGACCAATCCCCAGATATATCAGGAACTCGCATACAAGGGTTATTCCAAGGAGAAGATAGTGGCTGATTCTGCTGAACCAAAGAGTATCGCCGAGTTACAGACACTTGGTTGCAACAGGATGGTGAAAGCCAGAAAGGGTAATGACAGTATCGTACATGGGATTCAGTTGATTCAACAGTTCCACATATACGTGCTACCCACATGTGTCAACACAATTACGGAACTATCCAACTACAGATGGCAAAAGGACAAAACGGGAACCATCATCAATAAGCCTGTGCCAGAATACGATCATTTAATGGATGCACTTAGGTACGCCATTCTTGGAATATCCAGAAGTGCGGTGTATTCATTCAAATGACCGATGTTCCATATTGGATTTTTTCGCCCACCATCGGTCACTTGAATGAACGGTGTTCGGTGGACATCTACAAGGTGTGGGCGATACTGCTACATATATCATTTACTATATAAACCCTTCCGTTGACACCTTAATATATCTGTAAACCATACATATTGATGCCGATAGGAGATTGCAACTCCGAAAACACATCCGCACACAGTGTGTTTCGGCATCACTTAGTGTGTGCAAGAGGAATCAACATGTGTGCGTACATAAATGCCAATAAACCTGCTCTGGACTACACGCCTGAACCTGGATGGGGATTCATATATCTATATACGCTCGACAACTGTAAGAAATACGTTGGTCAGACGGTTATCCCCATTAAACGTAGACACTCGAATCACATGAGTGCCAAGAAAGGGTGTCCGTTCGACAATGCTTTGAGGAAACATTCCTATACTTTGGAGATATTGGATTATCTCCCTGAGAACGAACTGGATTCTGCTGAGATCTATTACATTGAGATTCTCGGCACATTGTTTCCGAACGGTTGGAATTTCGAGACGGGAGGTCACGATGGTAAACACCATTCTCCTGAAACGATACGGAAACTGTCCGACCTTAATATGGGTGAGAATAATCCAATGTATGGAAGGAAATTGAGCGAAGAACAGTGTCGTCAACTCTCAGAACGCTTTAAAGGTGAAAAGAATCCTCACTACGGGAAGCACCATAGCGATGAAACTAAACAGAAGTTACGTGAAGTTCGTTTAGGTGCTCATTTGTCCGAAAGTACCCGTGAGAAAATATCTGAACACTCGAAAGGTAATATCTATCGTAAGGGTATCCCACACACTGAAGAATGCAAAGCTCGTATGAGCACTTCTCATATTGGTAAGGGTATGGGCGGTGATAACCCAATGAGTCGTTCCGTGGAACAATACTCGTTAGACGGTGAGTTTATTGTTCGTTACGAATCAGTTGCGGAAGCGGCTCGTAAATACGATGTTACTTACGTTGCCATCGCCAATTGCTGTCGGGGTAAAAGTAACACAAGCGTGGGTTACAAATGGAAGTATGCCGATTAAACGCCTTTTTAAATACTTTTATATACATACATTATTCATTATGTTGAGGTGAAGTTTATGCTCAGCAGAGAACAGCTACAGTACGTCGAATTTGAACTCAACGCTTGGTTGCAGTCCAAAGTGCGTAATGACCAAATAAAAGCAATCGAATATAGGAAAGGCATACATGATATCCGTCATAAAACACGTTCCATGGTTGACCCTGAAGGTAAGACACTAGATATGAACAACCTTCCAAATCATAAAATCACACATAATCTGGTAGGGGTTGCGATTGACCAAAAATCCAACTATATGCTGTCCAAGGGTCTCAGCATTACCACGGATTCCAAATCTTATCGTACGCATCTTGATAAGGTGTTTACCCCGAAGTTCATGCGTACATTCAAGACTCTCGGTAAGGATTGTATCACTTGTGGTATCGGTTGGCTTTACCCCTACGTGGATAACGATGAACTCAAGTTCAAGAGTCTGCCTGCTACCGAAATCCTCCCGTTCTGGAAGGATGCGGAACATACCGAACTCAATTATGCGGTGAGGTTTTATTCCGTTCAGGAACCCATGAGTGTCTCCACAGTAGAGAAGGTGGAGATATTCACCGAGGAGGGAATCGAGTACTACATCTGGAACGGACATCTCATCCCCGACAACAGACCCCCTGAGAGTTACAACACCATCATATACACCGACCAGCTTCAGCAGAGGGTGGAAATTGGAGCATCATGGGGGCGCATACCCTTGATCCCGTTCAAAGCGAATGCTGAGGAAGTCCCGATACTCAATCGTGTCAAGTCCATCCAAGATGCTATCAATTCCATAATGTCGATACATCAGGATAACCTTGCCGAGGATATGCGTTCCACTATTCTGGTCATCCAAAATTTTGACGGTGAGGATTTGAGTCAGTTCAGAAAAAACCTCGCTGCGGCAGGTGCTGTCAAGGTTTCAACTGTCGATGGTGTCAAAGGTGGAGTGGAACCGCTGAAGATAGAAGTCGATTCCAACAACTACGAGGTTGTCCTTAGAGAACTTAAACGTGCGTTTTTCCTGAATGCGAGATGCTGGGACCCCACAGATGAAATGATGAACACCCGTCCAAATGAGCTTAATCTGCGTAGTTTATATCTTGTCATCGACTTGGATGGGAATGAAATGGAGTCCGAGTTCCGTGCATCGTTTGAAGATTTGATGTGGTTCGTCAATAAGTACATCAAGTTCAATTCCTACGAGGATTATTCTGAGGAAACAGTTGATATCAGATTCAACCGTGACAGAATCATTGATGAAATGAGTCATGTTGAGATGTTCGTCATGTCCAAGGGACTCATCCCCGACAGGATAGCATTCGAGAACCATCCTTGGATTAAGGATGTGGAGGAGGCCCTTGAGCTTCAGAAGAAGCAGGATGAGGAGATGCAGGCCGATGCATTGATGGGATTGGGCAGAGGTGGAGGAGTGGACGGAAGGTTCAACACGCCTAAATCGACTCAGCAGAACGGTGGTAACAATGCGAAGCCGTAAGGAGCTGGAGGAGTTCATCACCCAATTGCAACTCGACACCGAGGATGCGGTGTTGGAAACCGCTTCGATGCTCAAGGAACGCTATGATTCCACGATGGACAAGGTTGTGGACATCATCGCTGCTTGGTATCTGCGGAACGACATAGACAGTCTTACCAAGGCACAGTCCAGCATGGATGCACTCATGAATGAGCTGTCTCAGGTCATGGACCCTGCCAACGAGGAATACATAGAAGCCATGACCGAGCACTTCGCAAAGGCGTTCGCATTCAACCTCGCCTATTCCCAGAAGGCACTCGACCTTGAGGAGACCGATGAGGATGAGGGGATACTCCTGTTCACCATTCTCGGATTGGCATCCATCGCCTGGGCCGAAGACGGTCTCACATATGCCGAAAGGATGGCACTCCGCAACGAACAGCTCAAGAACCAGATCCGTCAGATAATACTCAGGAACGCCACCATCGGGGCAGGGACCAAGAAGCTTCTGAAGGACCTGCTCCATGAGATGGACAAGTCCAAATACCGTGGTACTGGCGTTCTGGTGGATGAGAGCAACAGGGTCGCCAATGAAGCTGTCAAGCATGCTGCTGAAAAGGACTTCTCTGGATATCGCATCTCCGAGGTGTTGGATGCCAAGACATGCAGGTTCTGTGCATCCATGCACGGTTTGGAGTTCAAATGGGATGCATATCAGGAAGGAATCTCCGCACCACAGTTCCACCCCAGATGCAGGGGCAGGATAATCCCTGTGGGAAACATCAGAGGTGATTGATTTGGGAATATACACAAAGGTTAAAGGAGTTTGGAAGGGTGTGGGAGGCTCATGGGTCCCTACACTGTCTTTCAACGGGAACGGTGGTTCGGGTGCCGTAAGTTCACAATCGGGTTTCAGGAAGGTCACGGTGCCAAGTAATGCGTACAGCCGTTACGGGTATCTGTTCAACGGTTGGAACACCAAACCCGATGGTAGTGGAACCACATATGCCATCGGACATACGTTCGAATTGCGTGAGAGCATCAGACTGTACGCACTGTGGGAGGGTGTCGTGGATTACGTGTACGTGTCACTCGGTGACAGTATCGCAGCAGGACACACCATAGATGCCGATTGGAACACCGACTACGGTGAGGGTTCACAGTACGGTGTGAATGGAAACACCTCCACCGCGATAGTCGAGGACTCATACACCGACAGGATTGATGCGGACTTGAGTTCCACATACGGTGAAGACGAGATTTTCACGGCCAGTTTCGCACGTTCTGGTGACACGGTGGCCGATTTGATTGAAAAACTGTCACAGGATACCGTGAGGAAGGAAATCGAAAGGGCCAAACTCGTGACTATCTGCATAGGTGCGAACGATGTGCTTGAACCAGCTCTGAGTCATCTTGAGGAATACATAAACACTGGCGACCTATCCGCCATCGAAGCGAATGTCGAGAACAACCTCACCATCCTGAATACGGATAGTCATTCGACTTCATACGTGAGCCTGTTCAACAAGCTGTATGAAATCAATCCCGATGCAAGGTACGTGTTCACGACCGTGTACAATCCGTACAAGTATCTGTGGATGGAGGAAGGTTCCAACGGGTTCTTCGGCCCAGTGCTCAACTCGATTCCACAGATAACTATATTGGGATTCGAAGTGGATGAACTCATCAAGACTGGACTGCTCAACACTTCTGCTGTCAAGAATCTGTATTCTAGGGTCAACGGATTGGATGATTGGGCTGAGAGATATGTCACCAGATTGAACGACATTCTGAAGCTCAAGATCGCCCACTATAAAAACACCCATCCAGCCTTCCATGTGGCGGACACGACAGCCTTGTTCGATAGCTTCCCCGACAGACCCATCACCGCTGAAAAAC